ACAGCGTCAGAGTGGCAAAACACAAACCTTGGAATATCTATCGCCCCAACAATATCATTTCCAACAGGAACAATATATCCGAATGGGGAAGTAACATTTACTGTTACAAACCACGCCTCATATGATGACCCAGCCTACTTTTTCCAACTAAAAAATGGTGCAACGGTTATTGTAGATAATGATTCTTTCACCCAAAATGGTGGCAGTATTACATTTAACGCGCCAACGGACGGTAGCTACACTCTTGAATCAAGGGCGCAAGATTTTGGAGACCTCGCAAGTGAAATAACATCTACAAGCGTAACGATTACACCTATTCCAGCGTTGCGTTATTACAGATTGACTCTTATTGGCGGGATAAGTCACACCTATATAAGAAATTTTAGGGTTTACACTGGGGCCAACCAAACGGGGATGTTGCCGCCAAACATGACTTCCGATACAGTACCAAGTCCCTATGTTGCTTCCAGCAGTGGTAATTATTCCGGTTATGACGCATTTAAGGCTTTTGATTCTAGCACTACAAGTTCGGGCTGGTGGAATTTATCTCAAGTACCATACGGAACCGCTTGGCTTCAAATTGATGTTGGTTCATCTGTAACTATTGAGGGCGCTGGAATTGCTTTCAACCCAACATATCAAAATTACACATCTTTAAAAATCTCAGGCAGTAATACTGGATCTTTTAGTGGTGAAGAAATAGATATTTTTACCACTGCATCACAAGACGCAACTATAATTTTTGGGTAAAGACATGAACGAACAATGCAAACAAGCAATTTTAGATTACGTCTCGGAAGAAACCCAACGTAATGCCGCCCTATTTGGAGAGCATAAAGAGTATGTCCAATTGGTTATTACTCTTTTGAGGGATGAGTACAGCGCACAAGTTGAAGCTGGGGCGACTAACTTTGTGGTGCCAGAACTTATCAATGGTACTTTGATTTCAATGCGCCCTTGGTAAAGGAATTATTAAATGGGAAACATAGACCCCGTAGAATATGGGAGACTGACAGCACAGGTTGAGAACTTAACTTGTAAGGTAGAGAGCATGGAGACAGACATCAAAGAGCTACTGGCCTTGGCTAACAAAAGCAAAGGTGGGTTCTGGATGGGGATGACTATTGCCTCTATTGCTGGTGGTTTACTTACATGGCTTTTAACATATTGGAATAGATAATGCTTGCTGAACTTGCGATAGCCAACGCTGCCTTTGGTGTTATTAAGGAGACTATAGCCAATGGTGGTGACATTATGGCAGCGGGTCAACACATCTTCAAGTTCTTTGATTCTAAGTCTGAGCTTGCAAAGAAGGCTAATAAGTCGGGATCAGACTCTGAGGCTTTCTTTGCGCTAGAACAGATTAAGCAACATGAGGCGGCTATCCAAGAGTTGTTCATCTATCAAGGCAGAGCAGGGCTTTGGGATGATTGGTTAAAGTTCCAAGCGGAGGCAAAGCGTAAACGTGATGCTGAGGCTAGAGAGATTGTGTTAGCCCAGATTAAACGTAAAGAAAAGCTATGGGCTTGGATTAACGGATTCTTAATTATCGCTTCTGTCTTAACAGGGGTAGTCATTATAGCTGGTTTTATCTGGCTTGTTGTAACGAAAGGTGGAGTATGAAAAGACAATTACCAAAGCGCAATGAGCGTTCAAAGAAAAACAAGAGGAACAAATAATGCCTTCATTTGCTGATTATGTTAGAGACGTGATGGAAGCTGTCCCAAAGGTCAATGGTAACCCTATGCTCTCTGTTACCTCTATGACAGATGACAATGCTCGATACCGTGAAGACCCCTTCTACAGGTCACGGGATATACAAGCGAGAGATCAGGCAACACTGGATGAATTATTACGTCAAAAGCGCCTAGAAGAAGAAGCCAGAGTTAGGCAACAATTGCCTACTGGTGGAGGTGAGGCTGACTCAATAGGGGTATCACCGGGTGCTAGTATAGGGCAAGGACAAAATTTAGGTGCTCAAGCTTTAGGATTAGGATTGTTAGACTATGGACAATATAGTTTTGCACCCGGTGCTGGTCTATCTAATATAGCAGGTGGTCTTTTATCAGATGCCCAAATAGATGCTATCTCAGCAGGGTATGGCAATTTAGGGAATAATGTAGAGGATACTGGTATGTTTTCTGTCACCGACCCTAACGGTAATTCTTACACTGTTAGTAATCCCGCATCCATCGCAGCTCAAGACGCTGCTTCTTTCGGAGGCCCTGCAACAGCAGCAGAAGCTGGTTATTCTGGGGACTTCATGTGAAACATTTAACAGAAAAAGCTTGACAACCTGAGAAATCTGTGGTATAATAGCAACAAAGGAAAAGATAAATGACATATTTAGATCTTGTCAATAAAGTGATGCGTAGGCTCCGAGAGAGTGAAGTTGATACGGTACAAGGCACAGGTAACTCTAACAGCTACGCCCGTCTGATTGGTGACTTTGTTAACGAGGCCAAAAGCCAAGTAGAGGTCGCTTGGGACTGGAGTGCCTTACGCTCTACCCTAACCCTAACAACGACAGCCGACGTGTTCAACTATGAGCTAAATGGCTCCCAGAATAACTTTAAGGTGTTAAATGTGTTAAACGACACAAGTAACATCGACATGAAGTATCAGACTGGTTACTGGTTTGACCAAGCGTTTCTGATGGCTGACCCTGAGAGGGGTATTCCAGCCTTCTACAACTTCAACGGTGTTAGTGCAGATGGGGATACTCAAGTAGACATCTACCCTATCCCTGACGGTGTTTACGCCCTCCGGTTTAACGTCACACAGCGTAACCAAGAGTTAACAGAGGATGCTGAAACTGTTGTGCTACCTACCCGCCCAATCATCCTGTTAGCTACGGCGATGGCGATTGAAGAGCGAGGCGAGGATGGTGGACAACAAAGTATGAACGCCTACGCTGCTGCTCAGTCGGCATTGGCAGATGAGATTGCAATGGATGCGTCTCGTCACCCAGAGGACACTATTTGGTATAGCGTATGAAACAACTCCAAACACTCTCAGTAGTATCTCCCGGCTTCTTCGGGTTAAACACACAAGAGAGTGGCATCACCTTATCACCCAACTTTGCTCAACTAACAGACAATGTGGTTATTGATAAGTATGGTCGGTTAGGCTCTCGTAAGGGCTGGCAGATGCGTACAAACAGTGGTGTTACTCAACTAGCTGGTGCTACCATAGACTTCTTGATGGAGCATGTTAACGCTGACAACACTGTTGTTACCCTCTCTGGTGGTAACGGTAAGTTGTTTAAAGAGGGTGCTGACGGTGGTTCTCTTGTAGACATAACACCAGCAGGGTACACGATAACAGCTAACAACTGGAAGGGGGCTACTCTTAATGACCACGCTATGTTGGTTCAAACTGGTCATGCTCCTTTGTTCGTAACGGCAGAGACAGGAACCCTTGTAGCAGACTTAGTAACAGCTCACACTGCACACGGCTCCCATACACCTAACTATGGGACAAGTTACCCTAATGATGTTATAGCTGGTTATGGTCGCTTCTGGGCACATGATGGTTCTACTGTCTATTGGTCAGATGATATAGCTGGTACTTTCCCTTACTTTACGGGTGGCTCAAGCGGGTCATTAAACATCGCCTCTGTACTACCAAACAACGTAGATACTATTACGGCGTTAGCGCTACATAATGGCTTCCTGATTATCTTCTGTGAGCATAACATAATTGTTTACTCAGGTGCTGATAACCCTCTAACAGCTTCTTTTGCTGTATCGGATGTTATTGCTGGTGTGGGTTGTATTGCTCGTGATTCAGTGCAGGGGACAGGTAACGACCTTATCTTCCTATCTGATACGGGTATTCGTTCTTTGGGTCGCTTGATTCAAGAGAAGTCTTTACCAATGCGTGACCTTACTAAGAATGTAAGGGATGACTTGCTCAAAGATATTACACAGGAGCGTATTAACTCAGGTGGGTTGTCTAAGGTACGCGCAGTTTATTCTGAGATTAACGCCTTCTACCTGTTATCTTTCCCCTCTACTGAGACCATCTATTGCTTAGATATGAGACAGGCGATGGAAGATGGTTCTAGCCGAGTCACTCAGTGGTTCTCATATAAGGCTACAGCTCTTCTTCGTAGACGCGACAGAGAGGTGATGATAGGGAAGGCTAACGGGATTGGTAGGTATTTTGGTTATAACGATGATGGCTCTTCATACCGCCTACGTTACTTCTCTCACTACCTTGACATGGGAGCACCTACAACCAACAAAATGTTGAAGCAGATTAGTGCTACCGTCATTGGTGGTAGTAACCAAAGCTTCTCCATCAAGACTAACTTTGATTACAAGGAAGCTCCTCGGTCATACCCCTATACGATTGTGACAGGTGATGTTGCTGAGTATGGTGTCGATGAGTACGGTGTAGCAGAGTTTTCTGTTGGTGTTGTACTAGACTCTATTAAAGCTAGTGCAGGCGGAAGTGGTAACACAATTCAGATTGGTTTCGAGGCTGATGTAAACGGCAGTGAGCTATCTGTACAAAAGATTGATATGTTTGTTAAAACAGGAAGGATTAGTTAATGGCTAATTATTTAAAGGCTACGGATTTCGCATCCAAAGATGCCCTACTCTCTGGCGACCCCAACAAGATTGTTAAGGGTACTGAGATTAACGATGAGTTTGATTCTATTCAGACAGCCGTTAACAGTAAGGCTAATAAGAACAACGCTGCCCTCACAGGAACACCAACAGCACCAACAGCGGCTATGGCAACTAGCACAACGCAGATAGCGACCACAGCGTTTGTACAAGCGGCTATTAGTGCTGCCTACCCTGTTGGCTCTGTTTATATTAGCACTATTGCTACAAACCCTGCTACTACTTTCGGTTTTGGTACTTGGGTTGAGTTTGGTGCTGGAAAGGTTTTAGTCGGTCAAGACACTGGCGACACTGCTTTTGATGTATTAGAGGAAACTGGCGGCTCTAAGGATGCTATTGTCGTAGAACACACTCACACAGTATCCGGAGGCGCTCACCAACACTATACTGTTGTTAATGGTACTGTTCCAGAATCTGGTGATGTTACTGCTAGTAACTCAGTTTCAGAAAAAGCAACTCAAGCAGGTTCAAGCTATCAATCTTACGTTATGCGTCCCGGAGCAGGCACTGCTGACGTTGGTTTGACATCATCAACAGCGCACACCCATGATGTTAGTTCATCAGGTAGTTCAGCAACTAATACCAACTTGCAGCCGTATGTTGTTGTTAAAATGTGGAAGCGTACAGCTTAATTAAGGAATTATTATGGATCCAAGTACATTTGCAACACTAGCCTCCGTAGGTTTAAACCTATTTGGGGCTAACAAAGCTCAAGACGCAGCACGAGAATCAGCTCAGGCTAACATTGAGGCAGCTAAGATTGCGGCTGAGGCGGCTAAGTTTAAGCCTTACTCAATCTCGACAGGCTTCGGCACAAGCTTCTTTGATGAGAATAAACAAGAGGCTGGTTATACTCTTGACCCTACCCTACAGGCATTTCGTGATGCTATGTACGGGGGTGCTGGTGAGTTTATGGGACAGATTCAAACTGACCCAACCGCAGCAGCTCAACAGTATTATAACCAACAACAAGGGATAATGGCTGGTGGTCGTGGTGCAGAGGATATTGCCCTACGTAACCAGCAACTCCAGTCAGGTCGTATTGGCCTAGGCTTATCAGGCGCATCTCAGGGCGCGGGGGCTGGTACAGGGTATGTTAACCCAGAACAGTATCAGCGTGATCTAGCTAGGGCACAACAAGATCAAGCATTGGCTGCCTCATCTACACAACTGGCTCAAGCAGATATTGATCGCGCTATTGGGCGTGGTACTGGTTTGTTACAGACTGGTATGGGTATTGAGCAGATGGGGTTACAGCCTCTCCAGATTGGTGCTGACATTGGTAACCGTGTTGCTACCGCTGGCGCTAACCAAGGGCAAATGTTGTTAGCTGGTGGACAGGCTGCTGCTAACGCTAACCTCGCAGGTGGGCTGGCTGGTGCTGGTATGTTCGGTAACCTTGGCGCATCTTTGATGAAACAGAACTTTAACCCAGTAACGGGTAAACCAACAGGAGCAGGCTAATGGCAAGTGAAATTTTAGGGTTGTTCGGTGGTCAAAGCCCACAACAACTACGCAATGCTTTCTTGGATAGCACAATGGTGTCCCCTCAGCAGATGGCGCAACAAGGGTTGTTACAGCAAGTTGTCTCTATGGGTCAAAACGCTGGTTCAATGATGGGTGCTGGAGCAGGTCGTTTGTTTGGTGGTAAGGTGGCTGGTGAAGTCGAGGCTTCTTACTTAGAAGATTCGTTGGCTCAGGTAGAGAAAATGGATTTCAAGAATGATGCTGAGAAGATGGCAGCTTTGGGAGATTTGTTAGCGCAGAAGCCGGGTATGGGTAGACAAGCTATGCTTGCTCGTCAAGAGGCTGAGAAACTGAAGCCTAAAGATACTAGCATGTCTTTACTAAAAGACTTCACGATTGAAAGCGTAGCTAAGTTTAGAGAGACAAAAAATGTTAAAGATTTAGTTCGTTATACACCAGAAGATAAAGCAAAAATATCTACATATGGTCAACAACTAATTGACCAAGGGTTAACACCGGGAACACCAGCTTTTAATGAGGCAATGGCAGCGTGGAACAAAGCTGAGTTGGCAGGTAAAGCACCTAAACCAGAAGCTAAATCTGCTTTTGAAAAACAAATGGATTCAGCGGGTATTACTGACCCTGCTAAACGACAGGCAATGGCTACTCGGAAATTAGAGTTAGATTTAAAGGCTAATCAGGGAGACCCAACAGCTTTGGCTGCTTTGAATTTAATGGCTAAACAACTCGATATTCAAATTGCACAGCAAAAAATAGCCAAAGGGGAAAAAGAAGATTCGGCTGCTGAGGCTGCTCAAACGAAAAAGAATAAAGCGGATGCTTTCAAAGCTGCTGGTATTATTAACACAATTGACACTGCTCTTTCTCAAGTTGGTGGTAATACTGCTGGTCTGGGCGGTGTAATAATGAAAAAGTTAGCTGGTTCTGAAGCAGTTGACTTAGAGGCAAACTTAGAGACTATTCAAGCTAACCTTGGCTTTGACCAACTTCAAGCTATGCGTGATGCCAGTCCTACAGGCGGTGCATTGGGTCAAGTCTCAGAGCGAGAATTGATAGCCCTACAAAGTACAGTAGCTTCTTTAAAGCAAGAACAATCTCCTGACCAATTACGCGCTAACATAGAAAAAATTAAAAAGCATTACCAAAACTGGCTAGATACTCTTAATGGTATTAACCCAGATGAAAGAGATGCTGCGGAAGCCAAAGCAAAAGCTGAACAGGAGCAAGCAAGAGCTAACAGAGTTGTTCCTAATGCAGAAGATAGCGCATTGGTTAATAAGTATTTGAAATAAAGGTAAATAATGGAATACACATATGAAGAAGTAATGACTGCTCTGCGTAATGCTGACGCGGCTGGAGATTCTGAAGCAGCAACTCGGTTAGCTGAAATTGCTTCTTCTATGATGAGCCAACCTGAAGAAGCAAAACCGACTGAACAGCCCGAAGAGACTAGCATGTTAGATGAGGTAGGTCGCCAGATTGGTCTAACCGCCCGTGGTGCTGTTACAGGGCTTACAGCTATTCCAGCGATGGTTGCGGATGCTCCTGTTAGCATTGCCAATGCGTTAGGTGCTAACTTACCACTACCGTCACAAGCTCAACAACAGCTTATGACTCGTGTGGGGTTACCAGAGCCTCAGAACCAGTTAGAAAGAGCCGTACAAAGCGGTGTAGGGGCTATGACAGGCGTAGGCGCTGAGGCTGCTCTGGCTAAGGCGGCAGGTGCTCAGGCATTAGCGCCGTTAACACAACAGCTAGGCACTCAGACAGCGGTTGCTGGTGTGGCGGCTCCCGTGGCTACTATGGTTAGTGAAGATGTAGCACAAGCGACAGAAAGCCCTGTGTTATCTATTGCTGCTGGTATTGCTGCTGGTGTTATATCCGGTAGTGCAACGGCTAAAGCTATTAAAACAGGTCAACCAGTACCCACTCCTGTTACTATTGAAGATGTGCGCAAACAAGCTAATGAAGCGTATACTCAAGTAGATAATTTAGGAGTCACTGTTAAGCCTTTAAGTGCTCTAGGTGTTGTGGATAAAATTAAAAAGGGTTTAGATGAGTTTAATTTCAACCCTGAGTTAGATAACCACAAGCCTATTGAAATATTACTTAAGCAATTTGAAAGACAGATAGGACAACAACGGGTTAAGTTTGCCACAATTGAACAAATGCGACAAGCAGCTAATCAAATGAAGACAAGCAAAGACCCTGTAACCAAATTATTAGCTGGAAGTGTTGTAAACTCTATGGACATTGCTATGTCTAAGTTGAAGCCCACTGATGTTATCACAGGTAAACAAAATGTTGGTGAAGCATTAAAAACATTGTCTACTGCTCGTAACAAATGGAAAGTAGCTTCTCGTGCTCAGATTCTTGAGGATGTTTTAGATGTAGCTGACGCAAAAGCATTAGACCCAAAAGCATCTGAGAGTGAATTGATTAGACGTGGGTTGATTAACCTAGCTTCTAACAAGAGACGGATGGCTTTATTTAATTCAGACGAGCAAAAGGCAATTAGACAAACTGCTAACAGTGGTACTAAAGATGCTTTGTTATCGTTTGTAGCTCGATTTAACCCACAACGGAATCAAATCGTAGCTGGTGGTACTCTTGGTGCTGCTTTTGTCGATCCTATCTCAGCCGGTTTAGTTTCTGGTAGTGGTTTTGCGGCAGATAAGATGCAACAAGCCATGAGATCAAAACAAACACAAAAACTAATATCTGACATGTTATCAGGTCGGGTTCAAGCACCTGACGTTAACCCCGCTGGATATAGAGCATTGGTGGAAGCAGTTAAAGCTTCTAGTCTATAAACTAAAAAGCCCCTAAGCAGTGATGCCTAGGGGCTTTTTTTTAGTCTTTGATTTCCAAAACTTCCTCGTCTAACTCGCTAAACTCACCGACATAGATGGAGAAGAAAGGGATTTTAATAATTAACCCCTCGTAGGCAGCGATAAACCTACCTTCCTCATCGCCTACCACATGGCATATGTTGTCGTTATGCTCAATGTCAAACCCAATACCTAGGCGCATGTTAATGTTAATCATTTGTTATCCTCATGTTTAATTCTAGCGATGATGTAATTCTTAACCAAACTACTACGAACAATGTCAGCGATGGAGAACTCAATCTCTGTAAACTCTTTCATTGACCGAAGGATGGTTAGGAACTCCAACAACCCACTCTTATCATCTCTCTTCTTCAAGTCCACCTGCCTGTAGTCACCGCACAGGAAGAACTTAGACGTGTGACCGATACGGGTGATGATGGTATCTAGCTCGTGCATTGTACAGTTTTGACTCTCATCCAGAATAACAATAGCATTGTTAAACGTTGTACCCCGAATGAACGAGGTAGAGAGGAACTCCACATACCCTTGCTCGACCAATCTATCCCATGCGTCTTTGCGTTTGAACAGTTCAGCCGCTATCTGTTTATACGGCTCTGTAAACTGGTTCATCTTCTCTTCTGCATCTCCCGGTAGGTGACCCATCTCCCTACTCTGCACACTGCTACGGATGATAACAAGCTTGGCATAGGGGTTAGACTTGTCCATAACCTCCTCAAGCGCCTTGTAGAAAGCAATGTAGGTCTTACCCGTACCAGCTACCCCAGACAGCGCACAGAAGTAATGACCCTGTTGGTAGGCATCAAAGAACTCCTTCTGCTTCTCTGTCTTAGGACTGATTGTTAACATATCATCCAGACGCATCTTCAACCCATGTTGCGGTTTAGTGTCAGCGTCTGTTGTCTTCTTTCTTGTTACCATTAAGCTGCCTTACCCCATACGTCATCCCAAGTGCCGTTAGTGGCTCCTTTGGAATAATCTGTTACCCGTTGTTCAAAGAAGTTAGTGTGGCTTACGCCTAACATACCATCCACCCAAGGCAGAGGATTCTTCTTCACCTTAAACACACCCTTCATACCCATACTAATCAAGCGACGGTCAGCGATGTAGCGAATGTACTGCTTAACGTCATCAGCGCGTAACCCTTCTACTTCAAACATACCAAAGGCAAGGTCAATGAACTTGTCCTCTAGCGCTACCATCTCCTGAGCAATCTCCTTGATGCGGTCACTACTGCTCTCTTCTGGGTTCTGTTTCACCCAGTCACGATAGACCTTAATCATACCCTCAGCGTGTTGTGTCTCATCCACGATTGACCATGCGATGATTTGACCCAAACCCTTTAGCTTACCGTTACGAGCGAAGTTGAGCAACATGACAAACGAGGAGAACAATTGCATACCCTCACCAAAGGCGCTGATAGTGGCAATCTTCTCAGCCATAGGAGCGTCACCAAGCGTCTGATAGTACTCATGCTTCTCTACCATCTCACCATACTGCATAAACTCGTTGTAGGTGCTCTCAGGCAGCCCCAGCGTCTCAATCAGGTGGGCATAGGCAGCTACATGTAAAGCCTCACGACCAGCAAAACCTGACATCATCATCCGCACTTCCGGCTGTTTAAACACTGGTAGGTAGTGGGTGTAATACCCGTCACCAATGTCTAGGTCACCCTGCACAAAGAAGCGTAGGATTTTGGTTAGGAAGTCTTTCTCCGACTTGGTTAACTTCTTTTGGTAGTCCTTCAAGTCCTCACCCATTGGCACTTCTGTGTGTAACCAATGGCTCTGCTCATGTTGTAACCAAGCGTCGTATGCCCAAGGGTATTTGAACGGCTTGAATGAGTTTCTCTCTTCTGTTAATTGTGGCTTCATTACCATTGTCTCCATGTGTTAGCAATAATGTGTAGACAGGTGATTATCTCTAACCACCTTATCCAAGTTAACCTTCGCAAGCTAGGCATGTTTCCCCATTTACGATAGCTGTCATATCAATAGTCTCCTCAATACGTTGACGTTTAACCTGAGCACCAACCTTGTCAGCCTTACGCACCTTATCGGAGCGGAGGTAGTACAAGCTCTTTAGCCCCATCTTCCACGCCATGAAGTGTACAGCATGTAAGTAGGCAATGGTTGTGTTAGGCTGGAAGAATAGGTTAACACTCTGTCCTTGGTCGATATACTTCTGTCTATCTGCTGCCAACTCGACTAACCATCGCTGGTCAATCTCCATTGCTGTCTTAAATACTTCCTTCACATCTTCTGGTATGCCCAAATGCTGAACGCTACCATCGTTGGCAATAATAGAAGCCCAAGTGTCATCATCATCCAAACCAAGTTCAGCAAGACGCTTTGACAAGAAGCGATTACGGTAGACAAACGCACCACTTAGGGTATCCTGCCGAAAAACATTTGCTCGATATGGCTCCACGGATGGCGAAGTGTTACCCATAATAAGACTAGAAGAAGCATTGGGAGCGATAGCCATATGATGACTAAACCTACGCTGAATGC